AGCACTACATGAGAGAGCAGAGAAATACTATCGAGCTCCCATCGGCCTGGGCCGACGACATCATCATCTGGCCGCTGGTATGCGCGGCGGGCACGGCGCCGGCCGGCCGGCTCGACGACGACGACGATTGCGACGACGACGGGCCGGACCCGTACGACGGAGTGCCGGCGGACACCCGTGACGCCCTCGGGAGAGTCTGGTCGTGAGCACCCCGACGACCGCCGGCGGCCCCGACAGCGACTGGCGATACCGCAGCATCCATGACCTGGCGGCCCGCACGTACCGAGGGGTCCGGTTCAGCGCGCACGCCTGTGCCGCGCTGGCCGCAGCCGGCTGCGACACGCTGGGCGCCCTGGCGGACCGGCTGACTGGTCGGGATGCCGGTGCGATCCCGCCGCTGCCGTCGGGCGACTGGCACACCCTGCCGGTCGCGCTCGAGGGCGCTGGTGTGCACGTCGAGGGCGTCGCTGAGACGTGTGGGCGTCTGGCCGACGAGGCCCGTATCCGCTAGGCCGCTGCATTGCGGCGGAGAGGAACACCAACACAGGAGTAGCTATGGCGGGAATGCTATCCAGGATCCAGCGAGGTCGCACACGGAGGCCGCCCAGAGTGTTGATTTACGGGACGCCGGGCATCGGGAAGACTACGTTCGGATCGCAGGCCCCGCGCCCGGTTTTTCTTCCTACCGAGGACGGCCTCGACGAGATCGACTGCGCGAAATTTCCGCTCGCGACCACCCTCGACGAGGTGCTCGCGGCGCTCGCGGAGCTCCGCACCCAGCCGCACGAGTACGAGACGGTCGTACTCGACAGCCTCGACTGGCTGGAGCGGCTGATCTGGGATCGCGTGTGCTCCGACTACGGCGTCAAAAACATCGAGAAGGCGGACGGTGGCTACGCACGCGGCTACACGCACGCCCTCACCCACTGGCGTGAGGTGCTCGCGGAGCTGGATCTGCTACGCATCCGGCGCGGCATGGTGATCCTGCTGATCGCCCACGCCAAAATCGAGCGGTTCGAGGACCCCGAGGCTTCGCCGTACGACCGCTACTCGCCGCGACTCCACAAGCACGCGTGCGCGCTCGTCACCGAGTGGTGCGACGCCGTGCTGTTCGCCACACGGAAGTTTCGCACCGCCAGCGAAGACGCCGGGTTCGGCCGCAAGCGCACCACCGCCCACGCCATCGGCAAGGACGGCGGAGAAAGGATCCTCCGTACCGTCGGAGGGCCATCGTGTGTCGCCAAGAACCGCTACGGGCTGACCGAGGAACTACCTTTGTCCTGGGCATCGTTCGTGGATGCCCTCAACGTCGTCACAAACACGGAGGGAAAGTGAAATGGCCGATCTCAACGGATTCGACGCAACCCAAGTGGAACCGGCCGGAAGCTTCGCGCCGATCCCGGCCGGGCAGTACCCAGCCGTCATCACGGACAGCGAGATGAAGCCGACCAGGTCCGGAAACGGCAGCTATCTCCAACTCACGTTCGAGATCCTCGAGGGCGAACACCGGGGGCGCAAGTTGTGGTCTAGACTCAACTTGGATAACCCGAACCCCACAGCGGTCGCGATCGCCAAAGCCGAGCTGTCGGCCCTTTGCCGGGCTGTCGGGGTGATGCGGCCGAAGGATTCGGTCGAATTGCACAACCTGCCGATGGTGATCCGTGTGGCTTGCCGAAAGCGAGCCGACACGGGGGAGGTGATCAGCGAGATCAAGGGCTACTCGGCGAAGGAGGCTTCGCCAGACACGGGCGAGATGAAGTTTTCGAACGGCAACCCGCCGTGGAAGCGGTGATGATGCTCCAATACCGGCGGTGCGTGACGCGCCGCCGGTATTTTTCATGGAGAAAAATGCCAACATGATGATGTTGAGACCCTACCAGCTCGAGGCCGTCAAGTCGGTGTACAACCACCTGCGCACGAGGGACGACAACCCGTGCGTGGTCATCCCCACCGGCGGCGGCAAAACGCCGGTCATCGCCTCCATCTGCCGGGATGCAGTCGAGCTCTGGGGGATGCGCGTGCTGGTTCTGGCGCACGTCAAGGAGCTGCTCGAGCAGACCGCCGACAAATTGCGGGCGGTCTGCCCTGAAGTTCCGTTCGGCGTCTACTCCGCAGGGCTGGGGCGGCGGGACACCGACCAACCGGTGATCGTCGGCGGCATCCAGTCGGTGTACCAGCGGGCCGAAGACCTGGGAAAATTCGGCCTGGTGATCGTCGATGAATGCCATCTGCTGCCGCCCAACGGCGAGGGTATGTATCGGCAGTTGCTGGCCGATGCCCGCGCTATGAATCCGGACCTGCGGGTCATCGGGTTCACGGCCACTCCGTACCGGCTCAAATCCGGCGAACTCTGCACGCCGGACGGGATCCTCAACCACATCTGTTACGAAGTCGGCGTCCGCGAGCTGATCCGCGACGGATACCTGTGCCCGCTCGTGTGCAAGGCTGGAAAAGCAAAGGCCGATACCAGCGGGTTGCACGTTCAGGGCGGGGAGTTCGCGGCTGATGAGGTCGAAGCCTTGATGGACGACGAAGAGCTGGTGCAGTCGGCATGCGAAGAGGTCGTCGAGGCTACAAAAAAGCGGAACGCCTGCCTGATCTTCGCCAGCGGAATCGAGCACGGCGGGCACATCGTGTCGGTGCTGAAGGAGAAACACGGCATCGACTGCGGATTCATCACCGGCGACACACCGTCCGATGAGCGTGACGCGATCCTGACCCGGTTCAGGGACGGGGAGTTGAAGTACCTGTGCAACGTCAACGTGCTGACCACCGGGTTCGACGCGCCGCACATCGACTGCGTGGCCCTGCTGCGGCCCACGATGTCGCCGGGTCTGTACTACCAGCAGGTCGGCCGGGGCTTCCGCTTGCACCCGTCGAAGGCCAACTGCCTGGTGCTGGATTTCGGCGGCAACGTGCTGCGGCACGGGCCGGTGGATCTCGTCAAGGTCCGGGGCTGCGGGCGCGACGGCACGGACGGCGGGCGCGAAGACAAAGACAAGCCCCTGGCAAAGGAATGCCCGAATTGCCTTACGCTCCTCGCGGCGGCCTATACGGTTTGCCCGGACTGCGGATACAAGTTCCCGGCGCCGAAACCCAAGCACGAAGCGAAGGCCGCGACCATCGAAATCCTCTCCGGTCCCGGCACGGTCGATACGCTGAAGGTCCGGACTGTCCGATACCGAGTCCACACCAAACGAGGCGCCGACGATTCCGCCCCGAAGTCGATGCGGGTGGAATATCAGATCGGCTGGTACAAATGGAAGTCGGAGTGGGTGTGCTTCGAACACAAAGGCTTCGCCAGGAGGAAGGCCGAGCAGTGGTGGAGGAAGCGGTCGCGCGAACCGGTGCCGGCGACGGCGGCCGAGGCGGTCGAAATCGCCTCGGCGGGAAGGCTGGCGGCTACTGAGTCGATCACCGTGCGTTCGGAGCCCGGGAAATTCGACGAGATCGTCGCCCACAAGTTGGGGCCGATACCGGAGCTGCCGGAATACGACGAACCCTCCGACGCCGACGACAGCCTGACGATCGAGTACGATGACGGGCCGGACTTCCCTTACGGATTCAACGCGACTGTGACCAAAAGCAGGGAGGAGGACGTGCCATGGTGAACCCGGAAGAAATTCTGGCCGCGGCCCTGCGGTACGCGGCCCTCGGGTACAAGGTTTTCCCCTGCCGCCCTGGGGATAAAAGGCCGATCACGCGTCGCGGATTCCATGACGCGTCCACGGACCGGGAACAGATCACCAGATGGTGGGCGGAACACCCGCACGCCAACATCGGCATTGCGGCCGAAGGGCTGCTGGTGATCGACGTGGACGGTGCCGACAACACTTGGCCGGGCAGCCCGGGCCGGTCCGCAGACCTGGCCGGTGCCGGTGCCCGGGCCGTGACGCCGCGAGGCGGCACGCACTACATCTTCAGGCGGCCCGCCGGTACGGAGTGGCAGTGCTCGGTGGGCCGCGTCGCGCCGGGCGTCGATGTCCGCACGGACGGCGGCTATTTCGTGGCCGCGCCGTCGGAGGTCGGCGACACCGCATACCGATGGATCGAGGGGATGGAGCTGGACGTCACGCCCAACCAGCTCCCGCTGCCGCCGGATTGGCTGACGCAGGCGTTGGACCAGCCACGCGCCGCATACCAGCCGGATCTCCCTGTCGAGGATTCGACGGCCGGAGATGCTCCGGCGACCGATGCGCCGCCGACCGCGCCTGCGGACGCGAACATCATACCGGAAGGCCAACGCAATGCGACCTTAGCCCGACTGGCGGGCTCCATGCGGCGGGTCGGCATGGGTCGGGAGGAGATCGCGGCCGCCCTGCATCTGACCAATTGGAACCGATGCCGACCTCCGCTCGCCGACAGAGAGGTCGCCCGCATCGCCGAGAGCATCGCCCGATACGCGCCCGACCAGGTGTCGGTTGCCCTCGTCGAGGACCACTACGGGCAGATGCAGGCGGAGCAGGATGAGGCGGACAACGAACCGGCGCCGGGCGACCCCGGGCCGGTCCCCGAGAGACTGTTCCGCGTCCCCGGCCTCATCGGAGAGGTGATGGCGTACACGCTCGACACCGCGCCCTACCCGGAGCCCGTCTTGGCTTTCGCCGGTGCACTGGCCCTGCAGGCGCTGCTTGCGGGTCGCAAGGTGCGCGACGAGATGGGCAACCGAACGAACTTGTACATCCTCAACCTGGCGAACTCCGGCGCCGGTAAAGACCACGCGAGGAAAGTCAATGCCCGCATCCTCTACGAGAGCGGCCTCGCGGATTGCCTGGGCACCGGCTTCGCCAGCGGGGAAGGAATCGAGGACCGCTTGTTTGTCCAGCCGGCGACATTGTTTCAGGTGGACGAGATCGACGGCCTCCTCATGCGGGTCGGACTGGCCAAGGACGCTCGGCACGAAGCGATCGTGTCGATGCTGCTGCAGATGTACTCATCGGCAGGCAGCGTCTACGTCATGAGGGCCAGAGCCAACCAGGCACGCACCGTCATCGATCAGCCGTGCTTGTGCTTGTTCGGCACCGCTGTGCCCAAACACTTCTACGAAGCGTTGTCGGCGCGGATGATGACCAACGGCTTCCTGGCCCGACTCCTGATCCTCGAATGCCGGGCCAGAGGGCGCGGCCGCGAAGTGACCGAGCAGCCGATCCCGGCGCCGATCGTCGAAGCCGCCCGTTGGTGGGCTGATTTCCGACCCGGCGGCAACTTGGCGGCACAACACCCGGCTACTCGGCTCGTGTCGCAGACGCCGGAAGCGGGGGCCGTGTTCCGCGACTTCCGCATGCGGGCCGACGCCGAGTACTCCCACGCGGAATCACGCGGGGATGCGGCCGGTATGGCGATCTGGGCTCGCAGCTATGAGAAGGCGCGACGGCTGGCGCTGATCTACGCGTGCAGCGCCGACCGCGCCAACCCGGTGATCACGGCCGAAGCGGCTGCTTGGGCGGGTGAGCTCATCGAGCACCAAACCCGGCGGATGATCTACATGGCAGGCCACCACGCGTGCGAAAGCGAGTTCGACGGCAAGCGCAAACGCCTGCTCGACGTGCTGGACCAGTGGCGGCAACAGCACGGCGAGGAATGGATGCCCTTCTGGCGCATCAACCGCAAACTCCCCTGGTCACGCCGGGAGCATGAAGAGGTCCGCGACACGCTCATCCAGCAGCGACTGATCGAATTTCGGCATCTCCTGCCAGGCCTCCAGGGTGGGCGGCCGGGCATGTGCTACAGGCTGCTGAATTCCTTGCAAAGACCTTGACTGCTCGAGAGAGGTTGGGTACTCTCCTGATAAGTCCGCCCCCCATACCCCCCACACATCAGAGCACGTACCATGGACTCTGTCCGCCAGCCAGCTACCTACCTCTCCTTCTTGTTCCCTTCATCACAGTTCCTGGGGGTGGACTCCATCTGCTGGCGGAATAGAGGGGTTATTGCAGTTATTGCTGGGTTTTTTACAGTTATTGCTGAGTCTCGCAAAGCTTGCAAGATCAAGGGGATAAGTGGGTAATTGCCTTATTACGTTCCACCCCCTCTCTCGGTGTGAGAGAGGGAGGAGATCGAGAGATAGGGCGCAAAAACGCAAAAACCTATATGTATACCCCCCTCTCTCTCTCTCTATCTCTCTCTCTTTCCTAGACTTCCGAAGGTCGAGGTTTTTGCAAAGGTTTAATGGAA